CCTATCAGCGAAGCTGTAACAGAGGTGACTGGGAAACCTAACATATATTGTGGTCCCAAATTCACACCGCGATGGTATGGATGGCAGACTGCATTGGAAAATATTTCTTTGCCAGCAGAACCATATGATCATGATTTACTCATGCTCTGCACCACAGATTACAAATCAACACTTCTACCCATATTTGAAAGTGAAATGTGGCGACATAGTCGCCCATTAACAGATCAGGAGAATATGTGTGGAATTGCAGGATTGAAATTTGTGGATGGTATAAAGTTGAACACTGCAATAGGTTTTCCACTTACTGGACCCAAGAGAAACTATGTGACTGAAACGCAAGAAGCTCCAGACAAACCTTTAGTCCGAACACTAGCCCCTGAAATTCAAGATGAAATCAAGAGATGTCAGAGTTGTTATGAGAGAGGAGAGAGGGGATACCCTGTAATTAAGGCCTGCTTAAAGGATGAGATATTATCGAAACCTAAATGCAGAGTCTATTATGGAAATCCCACCTCACTCACATTTATAATTCGAAAGTATTTCTTACCCATCATCCGAGTTTTACAGATGAATCCACTTGAGGCCGAATGTGCTGTAGGAATTAACAGTCATGGCCCTGAATGGGAGGAATTTCACCAACATGTCTTCAAGTTTGGAAAAGACCGCATAATTGGCGGAGACTATTCTAAATATGACCAAAAGTTGCCTTCGCAACTCATACTCGCAGCTCTCAGAGTCTTAATTGATTTTGCTAGAGTTTGTGATTACTCTGAGGAAGACATTAAAGTGATGACTGCTATGTCAGGAGATATTGCTTTTGCAATAGTCGCCTTTAATGGAGATCTAATTGGATTTACATCAGGTGGCCATATATCAGGCAATTCCTTAACTGTGATCATCAATGGTTTAGCCGGCAGTTTGAATTTGCGTGCTTGTTATTTTTCACGCATTGACTGTGGACCTCCAGAGAAGATGGAACCATTCAGGAAATGTGTTGCTGTGGCAACATATGGTGATGATAATGGGGGCAGCGTACGTAAAGGCGTTAAAAACTTTACAATTAAGGCAATTTCTGAGTTCCTCATCCAGTATGGTCAAGTTTATACCATGCCAGACAAGGAAAGTGAACTCAAAGATTTCCTGGACTACGAGGAATTCGAATTCCTCAAACGCACTAGCGAATTCTGCCCTGAAAGGGGTGTGCATATTGGAGCATTAGCGGAGAAATCCATTTTCAAGATGCTGCATATGTACATGAGATCCAAAAGATCTGTAAATACACCAGAATTAGCATGTGCACTGAACATAGATACAGCCTTACGTGAGTGGGGTAATCATGGCAGAGATGTGTACGAACAACGAAGAGTTGATATGACTAAAGTAGCTCAAATGACAGGAATTGATCATTTGTGCACTCAACTTGACGTTACGTATGATGATGTCATTCATAATTGGAAACACCAATATGATGAAGAATATGCTATGTTCAATACAATTTCAGAGCCATTCTTGCCTCTGGATTAGATTGTATTGCTATTTGTATATAAAATCTGGGACCACCATCAATCCCTTGTATAAAATGATGGGAGCAGTTTTAAATCTGCTTTTTGGAAATAAGCAAAATTACACACTATTCTGGATACCATATGTACATAATAGGGAAAAGATAAGCTGCCCTATGTATAAAAGGCTTTTTAGTGTGGATGTAGCAGTATTTACTGCGGTATTGTCAACCACTAAAACTTTCCTATCAACAGTATGAGTGTGCTGTTGAAAATTGTATAGCACTTACTACAAAACAAATAAAAACAAGTACTGGAATGCGGGAGCGCTCTAGTAATGTAAATATTAATGCTCCCCCCCCGCTTCGTGACATGCAAGTGTACGAAGTAGTGCAATGGTTCGGGATGAACTACTGCACAGAATGTGGTCTAGTAGACACGTATTGTTCATGTCACTTTGCACCACAATCAGGAATATCCAATGACAAGACAATCATGAAGGTTAGTAATGTCAGCAGTCACCAAAATGTTGAATTTGCTGATGCTACAGATCCTTATTTGATGTGTGTAGATAGCACAGTGGACCCAACACGTATGACGAGAGATACAGATGATGCTCAACTAGAAAACTTCTTTATGAGACCTATCAAAATCTTTGAGACGCAATGGGGAACTGGAACCATTCTTGGTACAGACTTTGATCCGTGGACCCTATTTTGGGAAAATCCTCGTGTCATCAACAGAATCACCAATTATAATCTTTTAAGATGTAAATTGCGACTTAAAGTTGTGATCAATGGTAATGGATTTCAATATGGTAGAGCCATGATGGCTTATCAACCATTTGACATCTATGACGATCTGTCGAGCCATGCAACACTAACAAGTGTTTCATTGGTGGAGACGTCACAGTTACCAAAGATATTTTTGGATCCAACTACTTCGCAAGGAGGTGAGATGACCTTACCAATGTTTTATTATAAAGATTACCTCAACATACCCGACAAAGATTGGAATAATTTGGGTCGTATGTACTTAAGATCAATCAATACACTACGTCATGCGAATGGTGCGACCGATACGGTAACCATTAGTGTATTTGCTTGGGCAGAGGATGTTTCAATGAGCGTGCTGACTTCAGTGGAACCGGACACCTTAACCCCTCAATCTGGAGAGATTGATGAGGCTAACAACAATGGAATTGTGAGTGGACCAGCCACAGCAATATCTAAAGCTGCGTCGTATTTTACGAATGTCCCTTATATCAGTCCATTTGCAATGGCAACAACTATGGCAGCTTCCACAGTTGGTTCTATAGCTAAGATGTTTGGTTACTGTAAGCCAGTAATAACAAAAGCACCTGAACCATACAAACCTACTGCAATTTCGAGTCTAGCCCTGACAAACGTACCTGAAGCAATTCAGAAACTAACGCTTGATCATAAGCAGGAATTGTCAATTGACCCGAGAATAGCTGGTTTAGGTGGTGCTGACCCTTTGAATCTGAGAGAAATAGCCAAAAGAGAATCATACTTGACTACATTTAATTGGAATATTGGAACGAGTCCGGAAACTCTCTTGTGGAATTCACGGGTATCGCCCGTTCTTTGGGCTGAGACCCAGTCTGTTCCCACTGGTTTTCTATTTCCAGCTTGTGCATTTGCTGCATTACCTTTCCAATTCTGGACAGGTTCCATGAAATTTAGATTCCAGATAGTTGCATCAGCCTATCACAAAGGCAGGATTAAAGTTGTTTATGATCCAAATTTCATAGCCACAAACGAGTACAATACGAATTATACGAAGATTGTAGATATATCTGAAGAACAGGACTTCACAGTTGAGTTTGGTCCAGGTCGAGAATTTTCTATAGTTTCACATGCTTATCCTGGCATTGATTCTGTCACTACCCTATATGGTACTAACCAATTTACATCCAAGGAGGATGGTAATGGGGTCGTGGCTATATATGTCGTGAATGAACTTACTACACCTAACAGTACAGTGACTAACGACATTGAAGTCAATGTGTATGTATCCATGGGTGATGATTCGGAATTTTTCATTCCAGATAATCATATTCATAAGTTCGTGTTTGCACCAACTGGATCAGGTAATGAAACACTAATCGACACATTGGAACCACAGTCTGGTATGATAATTCCTGATGCAATGGAAACCACAGAACCTAGTGCTCCTGAGCAAGCCCGATCAAGTATCGTGGGCATGCAAGAAACTAATCACCCTGATTTGAACAAAGTTTACACTGGTGAATCTATTACGTCATTTAGAACCTTGCTTAAAAGATATAATATGTGGAGTTGTATAGGACCCACTGCTTCACAAGCAATCGTTGCAGGGCGTTTTCCACACTTTCCTTATTTGAGGGGTAGTGTAGTAGACGCTGTTGATAAGACTGCTATTGACGTACCATACAACTACTGTAATACAGTGATGTTACATTGGGTGAGGAATGCATTTTCAGGGTGGAGAGGATCTATTCGTTACAAATTCTTGCAACGTGGAGCTAGAAATGCTCAGATAACCACTGTTTCCAGAGCCCGGTTTACTCCTGGTGGTAGCAATTTTGGTTATAGTGTGGTTTTATCCCGTCCTAATTATACTTCAACTAAACAAATTCGATATTCTGGAGTGTATTCGACGAATGATAAGGGAGAACACACACTCTTACAGCATTTTGGTGGCATGGATGGTGCTGCTATGGCTGTGGAACATGTGAATCCAAATATGGAGTTTGAAGTACCATGGTATAGTCAGAGGAGATTTGAACCAGGGAAGAGACAATCATATACTGGATTAGTCTTCACAACGGCACCATGGAATTTCAGAACTGAGTACATTGGAGACAATGGTGTGACTATGGATATCCACGTTGCAGCAGGAGAAGATTTTCAGGTTTACTTTTTCACAGGATTACCACCTGTGTATTATGAACCTTTACCACCTGCTTAAAGGACACTGGGAGTAAACCCATTAAAAATCCAGGAGTATAACCTGTAAAATCGAGGAAGGTTACCTCTGAAAAACCATTTAACACCGTGTCAATCCTTGAGGGGATTGATGGGCAGGAGATAACCTGTTAAACTACCTCTCTGTAGCCGAGAGGTCTGACATTAGTTCGAATTATGTCTATGACTGTGCTACGCCTGTTTTCAATAACGATTTGTTGTTGCAAACCCGGAATTTCCCTTTCAAGGAAGGTTCATACGGCGTGCGTGCTGTGTGAACTTTCTAGCGAAGGTTTTATGGGTTACAACTTTCAAAGGCGAGCCAGGAGGCTCCACTATATTTTGCATAGTGGTGTCTTGATCCCTCCATGAAAACGGAGAGGGACGCTTTGGCTACTTCCGC